TTTAGAGGTTACTTATATAAAGAAAGTCCTAAAAGATTTAAAACTATAGTTAAAAGACTAGATGAATTTATAAATTACCTTTATGAAAATTTTGACTTCATCTTATTGCCTATTTCTGATGGAGTTGGTATTATACACAAGCCTTTCCAAAATTCCATAAAAAAAATTGAGAAAGAGTTGATAAAATGATTATCTACGAAAAATTAATTAATATGTATTCTTTGAAAAAAATAAAAGATATTATAGGAGAATATGAGTATTATTACTATTTTTCAAAAAATAATAATAATATCAGATTAGAAAAAATTACTCAAAAAATTAATTTAAAAGATATTTATTCATATAAAGATTTTTTAAAAGATTTTGGAGTAAAATTTTCTAAAATAAAAGAAAAAGCTACGCTATATAATTTTTTAATGAGTGGAATAAGCATATCAGATTTTTTAAAATCTGATGTAAATATTTATAAACAATTATGTGACCATTTTTATATGGAAAGTAAAACATTTTCAAAAGAGCAAATTCAGTATATTGTAATTGAGTATGATATTTCAAATTTTGAAGTAGCATTTTTTGATAAACATATAGAACTTTATGGTGAAAAAGATGATCTTGAAGCCTTCAAAAAAAAATTTAAAATAAGTCAAAAGGTGTTATGGAATTTTCAAAATAATACTTGGCATTTAGCATTTAAAGGCTTATTAGCAGAAAAAATAAGGATGGATTGTAAAAAATAAAAAATTTTATAATAAAAAGCCACTTGCTAGGTGGCTTAATTTTATTTCTCTTTATCTTCTTCTTTCAGTTGCTCAAGAGCTTTTTTTAATTTTTTTGAAATAGGTACTCCTGCTTTTGCGGCATTCTCTATGATACTTAATAATTCTGTTGCACAGTAAAATATTCCAACTAATGTTCTAAATCCTAGATTAGGGACTAACCTATGCATAAGACTTGCTCCACATAAAATAACTAGAATCAAAAGTTTTTTTCTTAATCCCTTGAAAGCTCTTTTTGAATTTAGATTTTGCATTTTATATCCAACAATCAATCCAGTTGCAAAATCTAAAAGCATTAATCCAAAGAGAACTTTTGCAAGAGTGTCAAACCCCCCAATTAGCCAAATTAGAAAAGCGATAAAATATGCTCCAAACTTTACCAAAATTGCCACTATATCAACCCCTAACTATAATTTGAGAATTTTATTCCAATAAGTATAATAAGATATAGCTTCATTAGTTTTATCTACTAATGCTTTATCTCTATACCCTTCATTATCTTTTTTATTTTTCCAGGAAGTTTCTCCAAATAATCTTACAGCTCTATACATAGCATTTCTTTTGAGAAATCCTACTCCTAATTCTTTCATAATATGTAGGAAAATTTTATCTGATAATGTTCTATTAATTCCTGTTGTATTATATTCACTATAAAGAAAGTCATGAATAACAGCAGCAGGAGTATACTTGCCAAATGGTGGAAATATAACCCAAAATGAACGTGGAACTGAAGCTAAATCTGTTATGAAACCTTTGGGTACAGTAATTCTGTACCCATTAATTTCATAAGAATAATCCTGAAATAATTCTTGCCTTTTCCCATCAGAAAGTGGATGCATTAATAACTTAGTTTGTTCCATCTTCCTCATTCCCTTTAATATCTATTTTATACCCATTAGCAAAAACATCTGAAAACTTTTGTAATGTCTTTTCTATGATGTCAATCATTCTTTTTCTACTTATAAATTTTGTGATTACAATTCTTGCTATCCAAGGTAGACTAGAAATTCTAAATAATACAAAGTTAATTGCGGCTTCTAGTTTTTTTCTGTTCTCTCCATGATTAAAGCTTTCCTCTGCAAAAATTACTGATTGTCTAAACACATTAATATATTGTTTTCTATTGTAAAAAATATAAACTAAAATTAGTCCAGCTATTCCTATCCATATCCATTGTTCTGTATTAAAATTACCCAAATATCCTATTGTCTTATTAATTAAATCTTTCATTTTTTCCTCCTACTATTCCATATCCATTGTTCTGTATTAAAATTACCCAAATATCCTATTGTCTTATTAATTAAATCTTTCATTTTTTCCTCCTACTATTTCATACTGTTTATAAAATTAACTATAAAATGTGCCATTTTTTTTACATCTTTAAATTTACTTGCTTCTTCGTTAGTTCCAAAAAAAGGTTCAATCAAAACATAAGTACAATTTGTATTGCATATCCCATAACCTCCTCTCGTTTTAGAATCAGTAATCAGGATTATACCCTGTGTTTCTACTGTTTTTTCTATTATTTCTTCCTTACCATTTTTATCTATTTTCTTTTCTTTTAACTTGTTCCACTCTTTTCTTATATTACTTCCATATTCAGCTCTTAACTTATTCATAAAAGCTGTAGCAATTTTTTTAGCTTGTTCATTTTTAAAATAAACTAAACTTTCACATCCTTTTGCTTGTTGCGAAGCTGCATTAAAATGCAATTCTAAAATAAAATTATAATTATGTTTGTTAATTTCAGTAACAACAGGTTTCATTTCTTGGATATAATTTTCTTCAGGCTTTCTTGAATAAATATCAATGCTATCATCTATTTGATTAATTTCATCACATACATTTCTCCAATATTCATATTCTGATAGTCCTAAATATATACTGTGAGCTCCTTTTCCTCTAGGATTGTGTCCTATTACTAATGCAAATTTTTTCATACTTTTATCTCTACCTCTTTTCTTTTTATTCCCATTCAATTGCTTCAAGTTCTTTAACAGTTTCAACATCACTTATTTTTTTAGTTATAGCAGTGTATTTGTTTTGAGCAGCTATAACTCTTAATATCCAAGAGAAATAAACTTGATTTAAGTCTCCAAGCGAGATAGGTACAACAGAATTATCTTTTAATCTCCATTGTGTATTTAAAGATTTTAAAAATTGTTTTAGTTTTCCAATTTTCATTGCACCTTTTATTTTTTCTTCAAGTTCTTTGTTTACAGATATACCCAATGTTTCTAATGCTTTTTTAATTACATTGTAGTCTTCTGTTTCTCCAGCAATGTCTAATGCCATTTTTACACGCATAAAATTAATTTCATCATATTCTTTCATTTGAAAAATCTTACCATCATGTTCATAAGAACCAAACATTTTATCTAATAAAATCTCTCTAAACTTGTGTCTAAATGTTCTCTTAACATCTTCCATATTTATATCCCAATTATGCGTACCAGTATTCCAAGTATGGTAATTGCTTGGTTGTGAAATAAACTTTAATTTTTTATTTTCAATATATTCCCCAGGGACTAATTGAATTTCAATGTCTTCTTCAATAAGCTCATCTCTACTCATCTCTCTTATAGAGTTTGTTACTACATCATAAGTTGGATACTTGAATGCCTCATTTCTTTCGATAACAATATAATCATTGGGATTCAATTCAGGGTAATCTAAAAATAGATTGTTCCCCATAAACTGTTTAACTTCCTCAGCAGTTAAATTGACTGTGAAAGTAAGTTTTGATTTTTTTTCTTTTGAATAAATATAAAACATAATTTACTCCTTTCAATTTTGAATAGATTTTTAAATTAGCATTAGTTCTCCGTTATTACACAGAGAATTTAATTAGCCGCAATATACGCTACAGTAGTTTGCATATTTCTGACAGTCCCATTTATTTCATTATGTGTATAAAACTTTCCATTTGTAGATAGTTTTAACCAAAAGTAATCCATTGATACCCCATGATGGGCAGAACCTGCTAAAAATACATCACTTAGAGGTCTAAAATCTTCTGGTAAATCTTTACCTGGCATAAGAATATTTGCCGATGCTATTCTTGCAAATTTTATCTCTAATATACATATATTCATTATTTTTAATATTGTGTAATGAATATACATATCAGCTTTAACATCAGATGTATTATTGTATGTATAAGTTTTTATTTTATATAAATTTTCCAATCTCTTACGATTTTCCCAAATTGACAGTTCTTCAAAATTCCCATCGGGAACACTCACTCTTCTACTTTGTGATTCTTTACAAATATAAAATTTCTTGTTCCCTGTAAAGTAGTAAACATTACCTTTTACTGCTTCTGATAATGGAAATTTCCCATCTTCTTTTCCTACTGCTGCAACAACTCTATCTTCAATATTTTGTGCTGTTCCATCGTATTCACCTTTTTGAGTGTAATTTGCTTCTAAGTACTCTTTTGTGATATATAAGTCTTTACCATCATTATGAACAATAACAGAGCCTGTATTGGATGATATTAAATTAATTTTTATTTCCATTCTATGTGGTCCATCAGCTTCAGGTGGAATCCAAGAAGTTTCATCACCATCGTTCATGTAAAAATATAAAATTTCTACACCTTCATCTAATACATATATTCCTGTTTCTCTTGGAAAATATCCTTGTCCAAGTGAAACATTATCTATAATAGTTGTTAATACAACTGCATCCCCTTTTGGTTCTTTACTTAAAATTGATTTTTCTACTTTTATATTTTTTATATCTGTCAAATCTGCTGGATTTTCATTATCTGTAAGTTTTCCATCTCCAAATTTTATTTTTGTAAATTGAATTGGAGTAGAAGCAGCTTGACATTTTGCCAAATATACCCTTCCTTTTTTAGTTAATCCACTAAATTTCATTTTATAATCTCCTTTCTAATTTGCTTATATGCTCCTAAGAATATATTTTTATTTATATCTCTATCTTCTCCAGCATTAACTTTTTTTGCTGATATAAATACTTCTTTATATCCTGCAACATAATAGTTATATTTTTTTTCTTTTAATGAATAAAAAGCTTCAAGAATACTTCTAACATTTTTATACTCCTCTATAAGTGATAAAACACTTTTTAACCAGTTTTTATCCTTACTTTCATTTTCTGTTATAAGTCTAAATGTAAAAGGTTTTCCACCATATTCAAACCATTCTTTTATATCTATTTTATAATTTAATATTTTTAATTGAGATATGACAGCTTCTTTTGTCCCTTTCTTTGAATGTATCCAATAAGCAGATTTTATTAGCTTTATTTTTATTTCTCTATCTAAACCACTATTGTAGTCATCTATATTAAAATAATAAGCTACTTCATCAAGTGTTCTATCATCTAATAGATCAAGATTGTAAATAAAAGCTAAGTTATCAATGTTACTGATAATATATTTTTTAAAAATATCCTCAAATTTTTTTGAAAGAGTTCTTAAATTTTTATATTTTTTTAAATTCTCAGGGAATATATCCTGGTAATTAACTTCCATTAATTTACTCATCTTCTTCTCCTTGATATTTAATAGTCTTTTGACTTT